CTCTCCATCGTCTGCGAATGCCCGGACTTCGGCTTGCGTGTCGTACTCGATTCCCGTCTGGATTTCGTTGTCTGATTCCATTGTCTTCTTGCCTCCATGTAATACTATAACTCCCGGATACTTAAAGTTAACCCATTCGTCTCCCAACTGTCTACCTAAACCGTTGCAACGTATTTTCCATCGCACGACCGACGTAGTCGTTTGAGTTCGTTCCCTCCTGTGCAATTTTTCTCCAGACCGGACCGGCTGCGGCCTCCGATCCGAGCTTTCGCCTGGCCCACACTTTGATCGCGTCGAAGTCAGCGATATGCGGCCCGGTCCCCTTCCAGACATCGAGCGCGTAGGGCACCCGCGTCCCGAGCCAGACCACACCGTCGCCCTGGTAGAAGATTTGAAACGACCCCTGGAGTCGCCCGGTCGCCCCGGTCGGCGCTTCGATCTGCAACTGGTTCGTGAGTTCGTTCGCCACCTCCAGGGCTATCTTTCCTGCTTCGGCGTCGAGCTTCGTTTCGAGTTCGTTGGTGTCGATTTTGAGAAGCATGATCTATATAGCGAAATGGGGTTTGTCAGATACTCATCGTCGCCAGTCCTGGCGAGGTTACGTCACTAATCCGTTGCCTGATATTCTCATCTACCACGTCGTCAATCTCCGTGACCGCCGAAGTCAATTCCTCGGGTGACACGCTGGAAACGTTCTGCTCCGCGCGGAGTTGCCGGAGCATCTTATTGATGAGCGAGATCTGGATGCTCTTGATGTCCGACGGAACCGTACTGAATCCACGGTCATACGTCACGCGGACCTTGGTCGCGAGTTGGTCCCATTCCGCTCGGGATGGGTCGCGGGTCAGCGGGTTATCGCGTTCCCGAGTCCGGTACAGGATATTCGAGGTCGGGCGCTGGGCAAGCACGAGGTGGTGGTCGGTGTAGTCCCAGCGGTCGGCATCGAGTTCTTCCCAGTCCGATCCGACCGTGACCTTATATTCGACCTTCGTCACGTCTTGGACGGGATACACGAGGGTCATGGCGGCGTCCCCGGTGGTCCGCATGGTGTCCACGCGGTCGGTCTCCTCGGCAGGCGTCTGGTCGCCCCAGAGGGTCTCAAAGATGCCCCGCGATTCCTTTTCGAGGCGGACCAGGAGTTCGTCGAAACGAAGGGCGTCGTTATCCTCAAACAGAGTGTCGCCCTCGTAATCGACTCGGGAGCGGATCGTTTCGAGGTCCTGGTATGCCGATTGATCGGTTGTGACGGTAGCCATGTCCGTATATCGCCCCGCAAACGGTATGAGCGTTCCCCCGAGTCTATATTATATGGCAGGGGAGCATCTTCGACAGCTACGACGGCAGGCAACGACCACAGAGGGATGGACTGACGCGTTTGACAACCAAGTCTCCGGGCGGACGAATCTGATCGACTTGGCCGCCCACTACCCGGCAAGCCCGGAGCGCTGGCGGCTGTTCGTCGACGGGACGCGCCAACTGCTGCAATATACTGACCCGAGTCAGTACACCCATGCCGCGGACGTGCATGAGATCTCACCGGCATCGGGAGAGGAGGTCGTGTTTCGGAGCGCGGAACGGCCTCGATACACGGTGCAGTACGAACTCGCGGCCACCTGGGCCTTCTCCGTCAACCAGGCCCTCGAAGGCGACGACACGCTCAAGGTTGGCCTGTACGACGGGAGTGACGGCTGGTATCTTGAGCATCGGGGTGACCACCCCGACTCGCAGACGGGCGATATCGTGACCGAACGGGCTGGGTCGGTCGTGAAACGCGTCGAAGACGTGAACCTCAACACGCCAGTAACGGAGTTCGCCAGGCTAAAGGTTCAAACCGGCTGGTATAATATCACCCGTCAGGTTTGGGAGCGGTCGTACTCCCAGGATGGCGAGCAGAAAAACCCAGAGATTGCCCGGAGTGACATGGGCGGGGATCGTGGCCCCGAAACGGGGAACCTCAATCTGTACTACTCCATCGAGGCCGACGCGAGTACGACCGGCCTCACGCTCAATGCCGGGAGTACTGCACAGGTCAACCTCGGGACGACGGTGCCGTTCCTGCGGCAGAAAACCCAGTCCTTCGACGCGACAGTCGATAACGCGGATACCTGGGAGCCGATCTATGCCTTCCGCGTCGACCCGGACCGCGAGATCGTGAACGTGCAGGTCGTGAATCTCGATATTACAGCTGTCTCCGATACCGGTGCCGACGTGAAAACGATGGTCATGGCCTTTGACCAATCCAAGACCGACGCGAGTGGGTTTGCCACACCACCGGAGCATAGTGCGACGAATAGCGTGATCGAGGAGGCCGGGAGCGTGTCGACCTTCCCCGACTCGACGGGGACAGTTGGCACGACGGCGGACAACCCCGGCGGCTATCAACTGGCGTTCTCCTCGGTCTACTCAAGCGGGACTGGCGTGAATGCCGTTACGCGGACGGGCTCGCGCACCAGAAAACGGCCGATATTCAACGGCGACATTGGTGTTGTGTTGGCGTACTCCGATACGGCAGCCGTCGACGTGTCGGGTGAGATTGTTACCGAGCAGGACTGGTAAGGGCTCCTAACTTACTCCGTTCGTTCCTTGTAGGCCTGCCATTTTTGTGGGTGGGCGGAACTCGCGTGCTGGCCGACGTGATCGCCTGAATACGAGTCACACCACGGACACTCGCCTCCCTCAATCAGTTGCTCGATGTCGCGTGGTAGCATCTCCGACTCGCTTTCGGAGGGCTCCAAGTCGCTGTCCGAGTCGTCGCCGAAAGGGGTGCAGTCGGGGCACCACTCCGGGTCATCGAGACTGTCGACTGTCGACTCAGCGATGGGCCGGGCCGGGTCCGGACAGCACACGCTACTCTCGTGGATCGTTGCCTCCTCGAATGAGTCGCCCGAACGCCCGTGGTAATAGTAGTCGGCCATACGTGTCACTGCGGGCCGTGAGAAAATAAAACCGAAGGGTCGACCGCTACTGTGAGAACCAGCCGGTTTCGTCCTCGGACCACGTGATCGTCGCGCTACCGTAGTTCGTCGAGATAGTTAGGTCCTGGTCCGACCCGTCGACGTTGTTACCCGACCCGGCGGAGATAGTGATGTTATTCGTCCCGGCGTTTCCGCCAGCGTCCTGCACCGTGACCGTCTTGCCGTCGACCTCCGCGGCCTCCGGAACCGTGACCGTCAGCACCGAGTCGTTCGTGTCCGCGTAGACGATCTGTGTGTCCGCGTCGATTGTAGTGTCGTTACCATCGCCGGTCGCCTCTGTCACGAGCGCCCGCGAGGGGCCGTGATAGTTGGATGAGCCTTTGAATCCCATTTGTGTGTGGTTGTAGTGACGGGGTTACGGCCCCGTCAGGCCGTGGTCGTTAGCCCGATCAGGCCGTCGGGCTGACCGTCGCGGCCTGAATGTGCGCGCCGTTCTCCTCGGAAACGAGGGTCCCGTACCAGTCGAATGCCGTCTGCTCCTGCGGAGCCACTTTCGCCAGCGGCTTCATGGACAGCTCCTGGAGCACGCTGAGGTACGTCGCGTCCATGTTGACTGCGTAGGCTTGGTTGTAGGTCGACCCATCAGCCCGGTCCGAGATCTTCGGAATGGCGTGACTTTTGAAGACCGGCACGCCGTCGTAGTCGAGGACCGACGACACGCCGAACGTGTCCTCCATCGGGCCGTAGCGCACGTCGTCCACGAGCGAGTCGCGGAGCTTGCGGTGCCACTCGAAGTCCGTCACGACCGCGAGGTTTTCGCGGGGGGCACCCTGATACTCGGACTCGTCGATAATCGTCGCGGTGGCGTCCTCGTAGTCCTCGGCGCTTGCAGCGTCGGGATCGAGGTCCACGACCGTATCGCCCTCGCCGGACGAGATCAGGTCGTTGAACCCGTCGAACCCGTCAGCGTTGTAGTCCGTGCCGAGAATGATCTGGCGTTCGAGGGTCTGCTGCGCGCCGGTCATGAAGACCTGCTCCTGAGTCGACTCGGCCGAGCGGAGGTTACTCGACGCGAGGATCATCTTGTCCTCGACGCGGGCCGCCGCGCCCATGCCCAGCACGTCGAAGGACAGGTCCCCGTCGTAGGAACCGTCCTTGTACTCGTAGGAGCCCTCGGTGTCGTTGGTGGTCTCCAGGCCGAACTCGAACTCGGGGTGATCCGTGACCGGCGTCGGAACGACCTCGTCGTCCTGGGTCGTGACCCGAGTCATCGTATCGGCCATGGGCAGGCGCTCGGGGTTGACCACGAACACCTCCGGCAGGATGTCCAGCGGGAGCGTCCAGTCACCAGTATCGAGGTTCTTCTGAATCTGCTCCGTGGTCGATTGTACGTCGAATCCCTTCTTCTGGAGTTCGTCCCACTTTTCGAGGACGGAACTCCCGTCGTCCATGACCGGCTCGTCCCGGAGTTGCTCGTATCGGGCCTTCTGGAGTTCGACGGGGTTCTGTCCGACGCCGCCCGACGTTTTCCAACCCAGCGGGTCCCGGTAGATCTCCTTGTGGCCCAGGTCCCCGAACGAGGACTTGAACAGGCTGTCCCGGTTGGCTTTGATCTCTCCGCGACTCTTAACGACTCGGTGGTCGAAGT